ACCTACTACTACTGTTGTATCGTTTATATTTGTTCTTATTAGTCTACCCTCACCGTCATCATAATAACTACCACTTGGGGTAGTAATATTAATAGAATTAGGTAAAATATAATCACCAAATAAAGATTTTGGGATTGATATTACTCCTATAGTTGGGGAAATTATTCGTGGTTCACCATAAACATCTTCATCCCATATAGCTTCTCCATATAAAGGACCTGATAGTGCTTGTGTTGTGTAAGAACTAGTAGGCCAGTATTTTTCAGGATTTAAATCGGTTTGATTAAAGTTTTCAAATGCGTTTGAATCTATTTTACCTTGTGTAGTTCCGTCTGGATTGGTTTTTTGTATGTTTGCTATTTGTACCTCACCATTACTACTTGAAATATAATTTGAGTAGTATAGTTGTTGAGCAGAATAATATATAGAAGATTGTGAATATTCTGTTATATATCCTGTGGTACTAGAGGTTTCTAATTTTGCTCCTAAAAAACGATCAACTCCTACATCGGAGGCAACTAATTCATTACCCTCAAAAGAGAATCCTTTAGTAACCTCTAAGGGTGATATTATTATATCTTGTGAATTTAATGTTTTGTACGCCGCCATTCATTTTTAGAAATCTAGTTTAACTCTAACTAAAGCTTCTTTTGTAAAGTCTTTGTTAAGAGGTTTTGAAAGTTTTGCTACTGCTAATAATTCATTTGAATCATTATATAATCCAATAGATGTCATATATGTTTGTGGGTTGTTAATAAAGTAATTATAAATTACTTCACCTGTTGATCCTGAAATATATGATGGGTTTTCTGAATAGTTAAATTCACTGTTTCTTGCTCTTACAAATACAAAATCAGATGTAATTGTTTCTTCTGAATTTAATCCGAATGAAGATCCTGATTGAAAACAACGAAGTAAATCTTGTGAATTAAAACCCGGAGTATTTGGTGTTACGTTTGTGTCTAAAGATATTCCTCCATTTGCTCCTGATAAATCTAAGGCATCTCCATTTAATAATATTGTTCCAATGTCTGGTAGAAATAAACCATATGAACCACTTTTTTCTGTATATCCCGTTCCACCTGAACCTGAGTTATGGGAAAAACCATCTGACCCACTGATTACTTGATATGCTCTCATTGTACCATAATAAGTTGGTACATTAACCATATTTGAATCATCTGTTAAAGTTACTTGTTGGTTAGTAGGACCAGTTAATATTACATTTAATGAACCAGGAAATAATGATTGTTTATAAGCTGCTCTTTCTACACTAATTGCATAAATTGAACTACCTGTGACACCACCAAATACAAAGGACCCATTTTCATCTTCTAATACTAATGATCTATATTGACCATAGATTGTTGAAGCTGGAGATACATTAGGTACTGCTGGTTGGTTGTAAGCAAGTTGACCATATCCATCTATATTACCATAAGCGATTTCAAACTGAGCTTGTGACCCTGCCTGATTCTGGTCAGCATTATATACTGCTATATAATATTTTCCTGATTCCGCTATTTCTTGACTTGATCTTGTAAAGAAGGTTGTAAGTACTGGTGCGTTATTTGTCCAACAGGTGGCCGTTTGTGCTTGTGCACTTACTACAAAATCATCTGCTTCTAATCTTTTAAATCCCATATCTTTTTTATTATGTTGTTGATTTAGTTATTGTTATTGGAATAGTAATTCTAGCTCCACTATCTAAACCTGTAAATGTTAAAGTACTAATTAAAGTTGCATTTGCCCCAAACAATGTATTTACTGTAGTTGATCTTAATGTAACTTGTGTACCTGTTATAGTTGAGGAAACATTTGTTCCTAAAGTTGTTGTTGAATTAACATTTGATGTTGTTGATGCTACTGTATTAATACCAGTTGCTTCAAATGTATTTAATAATCTAACATCTGCTATTGTACATGAATATCCTGATGTTTCAAATACTTGATCATTACCTAAGTAATTTAATGTTTGTGGTGTAATTGCCAATGTAGCACCTTGTTGAAGTGTTACCGCATCATACCCAACATTTAATACTGGTAATTTAGCTGTACCTCTTGGTAGTGTTGCTAATTTATATTTCATTATTTGTGATTCAAGAGGAAATGCTTCTAATAAAGGCATTCCATCTATAGCCTCACCATAAAACTGTGAACCAGAGGGGTGTGATGGATTATAAAGTGTATAATCTATTTCATCATCTGCTAAAGCAAATTGTGTGATTCTAAATGAACCGTCGTTGGCTGCTAATAATTCTCTACCTTTTGTTGTCAAGATAGCATCAACTGTTATTACTGAATTGTTTAAATATCCCATTTGTGTTTATTATTATATATTATAAATATGTTACTCTATTAGTTTGTTGTCCCTTAGTTGCTTTAATGCCTCATCTGGTGTAAGTTCTATTTCTTTTATTGGAAAATTTGGAAATAAGAAACCAGAAGGTGTGTTATTTTTCTTTAATAAAGGTGAGTACGTTGTTATAATACTCCCAGATTGCTCTTGTTTAGTAAAAGACCCAGTAGCATTTTGTGGTGTAGGATCTACTCCCGTATCATTACCATATACTAAATCTTGATTTTGAGATGGTATAAATTCTCTTTTTATTGGCAATTCAGCATAAGGGAAAGTCTGATTTATTATTATTGATGAAGGTTCAAAATTCCATCTTCTTAATAAAAAGAAATCTTTATTAATAGAAGGATCAACTGGTCTGTCTAATAACAATAATAATTGACTATCAAAAGCTCCTCTTTCAACTGGTGTTTGTACCCCTAGAATATTATATACCTTGGATTCATCATTAACAAATCTTATTTGGTCTCCTACCTTTACACTCCATAAAATGTTAAAATTAGGTATTACAGTATCCTCTGGTTCAAACCCACCTGGAAATCTTGTACTTGGTCCTGGGTTATATGTTAAAGATTGTTGTGATCTCTGGTTATAGTAATCATTTCCAAATGGTTGATCTTCATATACAGGAGGAGCTGGAGATGGTTCAACAGGAACTAAATTATTTTCATTGGATAAAGATATTTGTTGGGTTAATGGGGCATCAACTCCATTTATATCTTTAAATCTATTTTGTGTTGAATTAGTTGGAAATACCCAAAATGGTGTTACCATTGATCCAGCACTTTCAGCTTGACCTGCATCTTCTGTATTGGAATTAATTACTACATTTACAAATGGACCATCTACGGATGGGGATATATTATTACCTCCATTGTGTTGTGGAGTTACTGTTGGATTCCAATAATTCCTAGGTGCATCTACACCTTCTGCTGCATACCGTTGTCTTACATTAATTCTATATGATCTGTTTGCTGTTATAACTTCGCTTGGAGCATTTTTAATCCCAAAATTTAAGGTAGCATATTGAGCTCCATAACCACCATCTGTTTGACCATTTTGAATAGCATAATTACTTGTACCATCCGCTCTCATATTAACTCTAAATGTTTTTCCATTATTTATTACACCAACATTTTGTGAACCATAAGCTGAAGTTAAAGGTATATTAAGTACATTACCCCCTGCATAGTTAAGAGTTAAGGTAGCTTGATCTGTCACTTCTATTGGTATTTTTGCCCATTGGTTATTAACATATTTTTCAATGCTTATTTCAAAATCACCTACGGTACCATTGTTATAATTAGAGCTATCATTATAACCACCTTCAGATGTTCTATATATTTGTGGTGGGGTTGTTGGAAATTTCCCACTAAATTCTATTGTATAAGTGGCAGATAAACCATTTGGACTTCCAGTGGGTGCTTGTGGGTCTGTAACAAAATTAATTAAACCCGCAGTACCACAAGTAGAGTCTGAAATAATTGGATCATCACAGGATCCTGATTCTATTGTAGGACCAAAATTATTTAAATAATTAACACCTGATGCTAAATTAGTAGCACCTGCACTCCCTAATAAGTTGGTAAGAGTAATATTTTTACTATTATCATTTCCTGGGATATATAAAGGACCAATAAAATTCATACCATATTCTGTGTATTGTTGAAAATATTCTGGTATGCTTTGTCCTTTTAAAGGAATGAAGGATTGATAACCATCAGAAGATGTTTGAGAATATAAAACAGGTACTAATTGTTGTCCTACCTTTTCTATCTCTTGATTACCATTTAAAAAGTTATAGGCAGTTGATCCTTCTTGTTGGTTCATTGCTACCCTACCAAATTGTAAATCCTCAGGATTAGTTGTTTCTACCCAAGTACCCTGTATGTCAAAAGCTGTATAAGGTGATAAATTTGGATTATTAGCATCTCCTGCCCCATTAATTAAGTATTTAACATTAAATTGTACTTTATTGTTTATTACAGGATAAGGGTCTGTTATTTGTTCAGCATACGCAAAATTTGCATTTAAATAATCAACTACGGGTACATTACCATATGTATATTGGCTTGATGCTGCCGAAGAAGTTGCATCATTAAAATCATTTGTTGTTGATCTTGACCCCACATATCTAGGATAAATACTAGCTTTTTGTGTGTAGTTTGAAACGGGTACTGTAGATTTTAATGCTGACCCTGAAAGTATCAATTGAAAATTTGAAGGTGTATATGGGTCAGTTGAATAGTTTACTATTTGTATCTGTCTATTTTCTCTTTCACCAATAACATTATTTAAAAACGGTTGACAATCAACTGCGCCTTCAAACCCATTTGATCCTGAAAATGCGTTTTCTATAACTGTTGGTACTAAACCATCTCCATCTTGTAATCCTGCAGGTGTATTAAATTCTAATTGGTAATGTCGTACTACTAAAGAATTTTCTACTGAAGCGGAATCTGCTGACCCTGATGATACCTGTAATGATAAAGATAAACAATCCTTAATATTAAGAGATTCTGAGGGTATTAAATAACTCATAGTAATAGCATAACCATCAATATGGATATTCGCATTTTCATATAAGGATTCTGTTACAAAATCATTAGCTGTTGTTGGAACAGAAAGTGGGTAACTACCAGTATATAATCGAATTGAAGCGGTAGGCCAAGTTGGACCATCGCCTGCTTCACCCTCTCCATATACGTCTGTGGCGTATATAGCAGCTGCGTATTTTGCGCCTTCATCATCGCTACCTGTCCACGCAGCTAAAAACATAGATGCTGTTACTTGTACATCGTTTTGTGGTAGTTGGTTAAAAACATATAAACCATCTATACTAGAAGATAATGATTGTGAAAATGAGATATAAACATCACTCCATCGAGTTGCAAATAAATCTGGAGGTGTTATGTTTTGGTTATTAGCATTAGGGTTTTCTATTGAAATATTTAATTGATCTGAAGAATATGTACCGTCCAGGTTTTGGCTTGTATTACCTGGGAATGTAAATCCTGTAGTTGATATTGATCCTATTTGGGCAAAAATACCTGTTTCAAAACCTTCTGGTAGTTGAAAGTTATTAGGAACTAAATCGTTAGTACTACTTGAAAAATTAACGATTATTGTTTCTTCCCCAGGATCGGCATTATCATAAGATATTTTATATTTTACAAAATATCCATAATTTGTACATAAACCAAATTGTGCAGTCCCTATGGCATCATTACTATTAGGAATTGTTCCGGAAGTTGAAAAGAAACTACTTGTGTAAGTATAATCTCCATTTCTAAGACCGTTAAATCCTATCTCTGGTTGAGGGTTTAAAGTTGTTCCTTGGTTTTGGTTTATACTATATATTAAGTTACTAAATTCAGATAAAGTAAGTTTAACAGGTGTAAGATTTGCAAGGTCCAAATAACCAGCACTTGTGTCTATGTTATTTACTGTTAATTTTATATAAGGATCAGCTCCAGGAACTGTTTCTAAATCAGTAATATCCCACTCAACATTTTCTGTTGCATCATTTAAGTTTGCAACTTTTATTTTACCTGCATTTTTATCAAAATCTTCTACTGATCCTGATAAAGTTGTTAATGTTTGATAAAAAGGTGAACCATCACCTATATATACTTCTGTTACACTAGTAATAGTTGAATCATTATAAGCTATAGCTTCTCCAATTACTGGGGGTGATGTGCTAGTTCTAAAAGTGTATTCATTTGAGGTTGATGTAGCGTTTTCTAGATATACCCTAAATATGGCACCTGCTGATGGTGGGTTTTGCGATATAGAAGTATATTGGGTAAAAACCCAAGGTCTAACTTCCATTTCATCATGAAATACTTGAAATGAACCACTTACTGGTTCGTTTATTTGAGTTACCCCATTTAAAACTCCATTACCCAACTCATTTAATGTACCTTCTAAAAAAACATTATTTATATTTACATTACTATTTACTGCTGAGGTGTATACATTGCCACCTAGAGGAATAAAGGGAGAAGCTGGTGCTCCTGAACCTGTTTCTGTTAATATATAAGCCTTATAAGGTCTATGTAAATGTGGGTTGTATCTATATGTATCTCCATCTCCACCACTAGTATTGTATCCTCTGTATACCCATAATTCTTGATCGTTTTTAAGTGGAATTTCAGTAGAGGATTCTACTATATTATTTGATGACAGATAAATAATAATATAAGTGGAAACACCTGTAAATCCGGCAGCTAGTAGTTCTGCTTGTTCAAATACAATTTTTTCACCTACTTGGTATCCTGATCCTGTTTCTACAACTTGGATAGAAGAGATTGTACTTCCTATAGATCTTAATTTAAATTGTGCTCCTACACCCCTTCCATCTCCAAAGGCATCTCTGTAAAGAAATGCTGTAAAATTATTAGTTACAGTTGGTTCAACATATGATAGTTGTTGGTTTTCTATTAAATTAGTAAACTCAACCCCATTTTGAACTACATAAGAAATATTTTCTCCTAATGATGATATTTTAGCGGTAAAATTATTATTAGCTACCGTTGTAGGATCCTTAATAGCATTAAGCTGATTATTAATGGGAGAAGAACCTGATACCAATATTTGATTGGTAGTTTCCTTAAGATAATATTGTATGTCTGGTGTATTTCCTGCCGCCATTTATGTTATTTTGTTATAAATATTTTAAAACTATATTTTTATACTATTGTTATTTTTTATGAATCTATTAGTCCTGTGGAGGATCTGATGGTCCACCTCCACCTGCATATATTTCTTGGGTATAATTACCACAATACAAACTTTGATTCTCTGTGTAATTTTGAACTACAATTCTAAATTGTCTAGAAGCATATGGAGGTGGTGGTACCGGAATAGGGGCAGTTGGTGTTTGTGCTCTAACCGTTAGAGTTGCATTACCTGTTCCTATTCCTCCATTAGAATTACTATTTGGGTTTGGGGCAGGGCTAGGTGATATAATGAATAACCAAGATGGTGTTCCTGTTTCCCAATCACCACTATCATTATATTCTATCCACCATACCCATTGTGTAACTGGGTTACCATTCACATTTATTGTCATTGATCTTTCTCTTTCACCTGTATCTGCATTAAGCGCAATTGTGTTGGAGAGACCATTAGGACACGCTGTTTCAAGATTTCCAGGAGTTCCTTCAGTTGCTGTTAAATTAGGAGTTATTGTTATAGGTGAAGGTGGTGAATAAAGGTTAAAAGCCGGTCCAATAGGGACTGCTGATGCTGTTATGTCACCATCGTAGCGTCCTAGTTTTGTTACGTTTGATTGTCCTCCCGCAATTGTAGGAGAGTCAACTAAATTATGATATGTGTCATTTCTAGCATCCATAAACCATGGTACCTCACTTGGAGAATTTGTATTATCTCCATCAAACTCTGTTGAACCTGTATTGAAATTTCCAAAAGTATCAGTATTAAAACCATCACCCGTTGATACCCTAACAAGACCACCATCCTCTGTTGTTTGGAAATAATTAGCTTGATCCCATCCTCTAAAGAACGATTCTGTAGGATATGTAGGTATTGGTGGAAAATAACCCTGTGCTAGCGATTCTGTAAATCCTGTTGCCGGGATTACATTTGGATCTTCTCCTGAAGACGTAGCATAGTAACTAAATACCCCACTTGCACTAAAAGTTAAATTATAGAATGAATCATCAAATGAATTAACTGCATCAGATGAGGGTTCTTGATCAATTATCAATAAAGTTGCATCCTCAGTACCAGCAACACCATCATCTTGTAATGAAGTATTTGATATAAAATATGATTGATATCCTTCAATTAAACGATTTAAATAATCAGATGCCCCTGTTAAATTAAATATTACATAGTCACTATCAATAATATAAGGTTGTATTTTTACACCATTAACATCAACATTAGACATTTTAATATATTTAACCTTATTAGTTACATTATAGGCAACATCCTGGATTAATAAAGTTACAATTAAATCTTGTATTGCTGATGTGTATCCTAAACTAACTAATTCTGCTTGAGATATTGTTATAGTATCACCTGGAGCAAATCCTGAATTAATAGAGTTTGTTGATTTTACAGACAAAGGATAATTGGGATTCAAAGGGTCTGTAAATGTATTAATTATAAATTCGGCATAACCTCCATTACCATCTGTTGTAAAGTTAGTAGTTGTAACAGTAGTATTAGAACTAAAAGAAGCGACCTGGAATAGTTGAGTTATATTAAGTGGTATATTTTGTGTTAATGTACCATTTTGATTAACGGTATCTGCCCAAAACCATACATTTCCTGCTGTTGGTATAAATGTTGGAAGAAGGAAATCTGTTTCATTTTTAGAAATATTATTGAACCATTGAATTCTAAAGAAATAATCTATAATAGCATCATGTCCAAAAAATGTTTTACAAATTTCATTAGCTCCTACTTGAATAGCATTACCAAATTCTCCGTTATAAAATTCCCTTTGGTCAATTCTAGGATAATTAACAGGGGGTGATTGGTTTGATCCCGTTTGTTCTTGATGGTATGGAGGTGTAATTCCTAAAGATGGAACTATTGACTCACTCCATTGTTGTACAAACCCAGGATATTGAGCATAAAATTCAGAGGCAGAAACTTCAGCTTCTGTTAGACCACTATAAGGTTCCCCATTAATTTCAAAACAAATTTCTACTTCTTGATCCTCTACGGGTACAAACCCTGAATCTGTAAGAACTTGTAATTTAAAAAATACACTACTACTATAGTTTGTACCAAATATTGTTTCTCCATAATCACTTTCAAAACCACCATATCCACCTCCAAATTGAATTTCGTCAATTTTGTATTTCATTCTATCTTCACCTGATAAATCACTATAATACATAAAATTATCTGTGATTAGTGAAGATGTTGCTAACGTCTGAAGGAAATCAAAATTATTTATACCTGATGTCCCTCTTAAATTAAGACTCATGGTAGTTGGATTGTTATTTATATTTGTTGAAAAAATAGATTCACCGTGAGTATCATTTACATCTATTAAATCGGTAGATGTGCTATAAAAATATCCTAATAAACAAGTATTCTGTGATGATTGACTAACTGGGGCAGCAAAATTATTATTAAAAGCTTCAAACACACCACCTGTTCCACCACTAAACCTATATATAGCAGAACCACTAACATTACCATATGCTGGGAATGAACTACTAGAATTAGGTACTTGATAGTCTCTTGGGAATGATTTAACACTACCTGAATATTCAGGGGTGGTAAATGACATTGAAGGGGGTGCTTGTCTATTTCTTTCTAATAAATTTTGTTTTACAACAACACCAGAAGATAAACTCGTTCTAGCAGGTGTAAAATCCTCTATCATTTTAAATAAAGAATTATCAAAAAATGAAATTAACCTAATAAAATCGTTTACATCATAACTACTTATATATTTTGTAAAATATGCATCTCTTAAAGCATCTAATTGTGGGTACGAATACCCAGATTCAGATATTTGTCTTGGGTCACCTATATAATCACCTAAATTAAAAGCACCTATTTGTGCTATAATATCATCATTAACCTGGTCTGTGGGTGAGAATGCTACTTCTAAATAATTAATACTAGGATTACTACCACTTGGGTAAACATCTTGTTGTATTGATCTATAAGGTGATAAAGTAGAACCAGAAGGTAATACTTCTTGAACTATTTTAATTTGATCGCTTATCCTATTTTTAATACCTCCTGGTACTTGATTTAAGAAAATACTTTCTCTATTTTGTATAAATGAACCTGTTACATAAAATTCACTATCTCCACTTGAAAAGGACTGTGTTGTTGCCCAAGATCCTGTAACTTTAGGGTGGATTGAAGTTCTACTTGATGTTATTAATTGTGTACCTAAATCTGCTCTAAAGGCTAGATCTTGTGGTGTTGTATTAATTGTATTACCTTGAGTTGAATAAGGGTTAACTACATAATCGTAAAATAAACTTTCACTTAATGCTGTATCCCAATATCTTATTTCTTGATATGCTCCAGAAAAAGGTGTAGCTAATACCCCATTTATAGATACACCATTTATATTTGGAAATCTTGAAGTTTGAACTAAATCCCAATATTGCCAGTTATGTAGTATGCTATCTGAGCCGGAGTGTCCTATTTTATCACCAATTCTATTAGCGGCATATATATAAGCTTTATCATTTCCTGAATAATCAACTGTAGCCATTACTGACCACCATCCTCCATCAAAGAAAGGTAAATCTATACTTGCTGTTTTGTCTAATCCATTACCCCCATCTGGGAAAAATGTTAAAGTACCATAGGCATTAGATTCAGAAGGGGATGATCCACTATAACTTGAAGTAGTCATTCCTGATCCTGTATAATCTAAAGTAATAAAGGATGTACTATTATCTCCAACCCATAAATTTTGATGTATTGGTGTTGCTGTTTCAGGTACACCTGGTGTTTTAAATCTAAATTGTAAGGATTTTGGTCTTGTTTCTTGAACAGTATTAGCAAAATCATCACTTAATTGAAATGAGGAGGTAATTTGATTGTTTATACCATCAGAATGAAATGCGTAATTAAATACATCTTCACTATAATCCCAATCTTGAAAGTCGTTTCTATCTTTACCACCAAATTCGTTTATTCTTAAAATAGTACTTGGGATTCCATAAGCAGTAATTAATGCTCTTATACCAGCTATTGTACCTTTTTTCTTAAGTAATAAGGGTATGTTATGGTAAATTCGTTTATATAATTGCTTATTAACATCATCTAATGGGACTATATCGTTTGAGGCAGATATTTGAGTATCTACGTACTGAAACCCCGTAGGTGTGTTAACTAGAGTATCGATTGACCCCGTCATATCTGGGAAAGGGAATGTACTACCTGAGGGAGTTAATCCTAAAAAGGCAGTATATAAATCGTTAGAATTAAAATTATTTGAATATAGTTTTACACCAAAATCTCTAATAGCATCCGCTACTAAATCCTTGGAAATACCATAATCTAAACGGTTATCCGCGTCAAATCTAGTAGTTAAATTTTTAGTATATAACCATGTGTTATCATACTGTTGAGCCACCATATCAACGAATAATTCATATTTTTCATTTTCTGGGTCTTCTCTAAGATATTCAGGTATTGAATTATATAAATAATCTGGGTTTTCACTATCATAATTGGAAGCGGATAATGCTTGCCCTCCATAATATGGACTTTCTTCATCTGTGCTTCCTACCCAAGTTAATGCCTCATTACTTCCGGTTGGCATTAATATATAAGGAGGTATAGTAGTTGATTTAGGGTATGATTTACTTGAACCACTATTAAAATACATAAAATATTCCCAACCATCTAAGTTAGAAATTATTTTTTCAATACTATTACTAATTTCAGCTTTACTAGAACTGTAAGTACCACTATTTAAAAGTAAATTATCTATAGCATTACTTGAAGATTGGATTAATCCTACTTTATAATAAAAATTATCTAACCTAGTATAGGCGGATGAAAAGTGAACAAAATTACTATATTCATTGTAATTAACACTTATGTTAATATCTTTTCTATTTAATAAATTTTTTACTTGGTTTTGAGAACTAGTTATATCTGTACCAATTAAGGTATCATAACTAAATAATTGGCTTGATTCACCTGTTTCTTGTGTTACATTAATACTATAGTTTGGTCCTTTTATGAATTGGGTATCATTTGGTTCAAAAATAAAAGGTGGAAAAGTAACACTATATGCTTCAGGATATGAAATTTCTTCAACTACCCATAATGTTGATTTTAAATCAAATTGGGAAGGTAAAGGCTCATATAATTTAACTAATAATGAAGGTTCTACAGCAGTTGTTGTATCTAATCTTAAATTATTTGATATTACTTGTTGATCATTACCAAAATTAAGTAAGAAATCTACAAAATAATCTTGAGTTTCACGAAACCCAATAAATGCTTCACTTGAACTAATAATTAATTCACTGGATATAGTATTACTATTTAACCTTAATTCAGTTCTGTCTGAACTAATTTCACTAATATAATAGTTATTTTCAATATCTGAAGCTATAAGCTTTCTATAGAAATTATAAGTAGCATAAAAAGTACCCTCATCATACCCTAGTTCTGAAAGATTTTCATCTGGGTATAATAAAGTATCTCCATTTATTACACTATAATTTGTTACGGGAACTGCTTTTACTGATCCAACTGTGGGAAAAATAAGATTTTTACTTTCATCATAAGCATAATACTCTATATAATCTGTGGATGAAGTAAAAGCAGTATCTAATCTTGAAGAAGATATTAAATTGCTATCTTTTTCACTATATTGTTGAAACTCAAATGTTGTTGGGTCAACCTGTACTATATTTATTTTATTTTCTTCCATATTTAGAAAGTAGTGGTATTTGTAGTATTATGGGTTTGTTGTTGTTGGGATTGAACTTATAATATCATTATATTCTTTATTCCCTGATAGATCCTCATCTTGTATATTATCAACATCTAAATTAATTTTTTCTCCTGAAAGTGCTTCGGCAGTTGCAATTTGTGCTTGTAATAAATCCCTTCTTAGTTGTGATATTTCCGCTCTCAATGCTACTATTATTTCATTATCTTGATCAAAGTTTATATAGTCACCACTAGTTTTAACTAGATATTCATGTGAATTACTAGATCCATAAGAGGGGATATCGTAAAATAAATCATTGTAAGATTCAAAAAAATCATTTACTGTAACCGTTTCATCTATTTGTTGATTTACAGAAATGTTACCCAATTGTTGAAATCGAGTATCTATAATTTTAGTATAATCTGTTTTAGAATATACTTTTTTAATTAAATCTATTTTTTCTTTATTTCTATCCATTCTATTTTTACCCGTTAACTACTTTAAAGTAATAATTTTCATCCATCACTATAGTTTGACCTGCTATCTCAGTTTGTATCAATATACAATAATATCTTTCAGGTTCCAAACCATTCATATAAACAGTAAAGAAACTTCCGGTTGAATCACAACTAATATTTGTAAATTCTTTATCAAAATCAACAACAAATTCATTAGTATCTAAATCCTTAATTGCATATAAAGATTGTGACGGTAATGCATAGTTTGTTGTATAAACAGAAGCTGTTTGAAAACTACGAATTGGAAATTCAGGACGTACACTTAATCTAAAATTATTTATACTTTCGCTATAAAATATACCTTGATTATTATCTAATGCTACAAATAGATCTGGTGTATTTATAACATCCAATGAACCAGTATCATATACTGAGTCATCCCATTTTATTTCTAATTGAGGTGGGTATATAGTGTTTGTATCAACCGAATAATAACTTAATTGAGGAGTAATTGCACTTTCAGTTATAAATTCTTTATCCTTTTCCCATTTTACTATAAATCCTTCGTTTGCTATTTCTATTTTACCAGCATTTAAGCCATTAGATGATGAATACCATACTCTTAAGGCATCCGTTACATTAATATTTAAATCTTTGTCACTTCTTAAATTAAAGGATTGTGTAAACTCTAAAGGACCAATTCCTTCATAACCCCCAGATCCTGTATACCATACTCCACCTCCTGCGTTATTACTTCCAGAAAATGAGGCGGTAATAAGTGGATTCCAACCTCCAGTTGACCATTTATTTGAACCTGAATAGTCAGAATATACCCAACTTACACCAGTATGATTAACAGGTTTATCTAAATATTGTCCTGATCCATTATTCCATGATCCGGATATAGGATAGACTTCTATATTTGATTTTAAAATAACATTTGTAGCTTTTGCTACATTTAATTTTAGGCTTCCTGAAAAGTTATCCCATGATCCTGTTACTTTTGCTATATTATCAATTACATCGTCTATTTGTGATTGATCGAATTTAATTAAAGATCTTGCTACTTGAGCTACAGGATTTACATCTGTTACTTTGTTATTTACATCTAATATAGCATCAAGTCCTGCATTCATTGCCGGGTAAGCACTATATATTGAAGCGTCTTGTGAGGGAAATAATTTATATACTGCCATAATTATAAGTTTACTACTTTTCCTTTAATATCTGTGTTTGGGTACTTTAATTCAAAAATACTTGGGTCTAGTGAAGGAAATATTGTTCCATTTTGATTTGCGCCATCCATATCATAAGCCCATTCTGAGTATCCGCTATTTGTTCCTGCAATGTTATTTATTATTATAGATTTAACAGTTTGTACTCCTTCTAATGCATCTAACATTACAAATAAATCAGGAATAATTATGGGTTGATTAATCTGCCATCTATCAGTATTAAAATATGTTTGAAGAGAGATTATACATCTTTCAAGTACCTCATTATTATTAAAATTAGGATAAGTTACAATTTGAAAAGTTACACCAAAATTAATAATAAAAGCATCTTTAATACTAATAGTATCCCCAATCATTCTATATTCATTAAGATATGTTCTAACATTTTGTTTTAAAGTATTAGAAGCAGTATCTAGATGATTATTATTGTCTTGTGTCAATACATAAAGGTCTAATGTTGTATTAGCTTCATCGGCATTGGGTTTTTGTGTCCATGCTTTTGATATTCTACCATATTTAGAGGGCATACTTAAAGCCCTTACTAAATAGTCATTAGCCGTTACATTTCTTAATTGTGTTGAGAAATTAGATATACTATTTTGCCTTATTTCTTCTATTGTATCCCCATCTTGACCCCCGGAAGCTGCTGTAGGGTTATTGGTTGCTATTGAGCTAAATACATATTGTGATAAATTAGGGTCTAACCCACCTTTTATAAATTTTATATTTGAAGTATTAATCTTTGTAAGGGTATTAGATAATATATTTGATTGAACTCCACCTCCAGTATAAAACCTTACGGTTAATGTAGTATTTGAAGGAGAAATACCGTATGTATTTGTAAATATAAAATTTGTAGGACTATAAGCCGTTGTTAATTTATCTTGTTCAAAAGGTAAACCTAAACCAACATTCATGGAATTTGGAATAATTTCTTCTGTTGTGCTATTTGGATTACCAACACCAAATTGAAGTTGGAGTTTTGTATTACTTAAAAACCGAGTTGCAAATCTAGTTTCTACTGATTTAGTTTGTAATAAATAAGGTGTATCAGTATCTAAGTATGTATTTGGATCATTTATATTTGTGTTTCTAATCCCATCAAATACTAATTCTTGTCCTAAATAATCAACCTCATACCATTTATTTCCATCAGTATCTATTATATCAACTATACCAGCTATATTAGGCTGGTTAATTTCTACTGTAAGGAAATCTTGTGGGGCTCCTACTGAAAATGATGTTGTATTAATTTTACCTGAAAAGACATTTCTAGATTTTTTTAACAGGTAAAAGGAAGGATTACCTCCTGATAATTGAGCAACTGAAACATTAGTTGGATCTAGTGAATTAGATACTGTAAAATCTATAGGGTTATCCAATGTAAAAGTTACGGTTGTTGCTGATGTTGTTGTCATTGATGTATTAGCATCTACGTATAAAGCGTAATTATAGTCAGGAACATACTCATTGTTAACTAATTTAGCAGGAACTTGTTGGTATATATCTACAATAGTATTAGCTAAACCAGTAACCTTAGGTTTATAACCGTACATATAAGCCATATCAAATATATTGCTTTGTTGTCTAGAATATTGTAAAAAGTTTTCTTGTATTTGATTATCTAAATAGAAAGATAATACATCCCCTACATATGCCGCCTGTTCTATAAACATCATCCCTGGAGATGTGTTTGAAAAATCTGTATAAGTGGTTGGGAAGTAAGTTTGTGAATAGTTAATTAGCTGATTCCTTAACTCTGTAAATTCTTTGTTTACGTATTTTATGTCTTTTCTTACAGCCATTAGTTAAAATTTAAATTTAAAGTATCTTCAATAGCAGTATTTATAACATTATAATATATTTGTACTGTTACTTCGTTATTGTCTTGGTTAGTTAAAACATTTAATTCTTGAACATTTACTAAAGGGAATTCTCTTTTAACTTTAGTTTCTACATCTTCCCTTAAAAAATCTAAATTTCCTGAATCTATTTGAGTAAATATAAATCTTCTTAAACCACCACCAAATGTTGGGTTTCCAGGTCTTTCACCCGGGTTAGTTAAAAAGTAATTAATTAAATTATTTTTAATTGCTTCTGCTGTTTGATAATTAGGAGTGAACACACCACCTTCATTGAATGGGAGATTTACTCCAATACCAACTGAGGGTCTTAAATCGTTAACGAATTGATTGGGTGCTCTAAATGCCATATTTTATTATTTACTTTTCATTAATCCCATTATTTGACTCATATCTACTTCACCTTGAGGTAATTGACCATTTGGGCTTGATGTATCTATATTACCTGTCATTTGTAATGGTTGAACGTTTGCTGTTGTAGCGTTTAATGTCCCATTTGCATTTGGTCTCATACCATCTAAAACACTCATCATGTTTTCTCTTAACTTTAACTTGTCCGTTTCAGGAAGTGAAGTTTGCATTACTGGATTCATTGGACTAGGTGTTCCTATATCCGTTGAAGGTGTTGCTGTAATTCTTTCGACAACTGTTTGTCTAGGGGAACGTACAGCTTCCATAAGGATGTCTTTCATCTCCTCTTGTATAGCCTCTTTTACGGCTTCCTTTACGATTGTTTTTAATTGACTTAGTTTCATATAGTTATAAATATTAAATTAATCTGCTTTTAAATTGTTTTGTATTATATAAAATGATAGTTCGTCTAATAGTATTTGGTCTTCGGCACTAAATGAAGGTTCTCCTTGTAATATTGTAATTCCTCCTGAATTTTTAGCTATTGCTCTTCTTCTATATTGGTCACCTACCTTAAATTTATCTTCTTGTATTACAGATAATTCAAAACCATTTACATTAGTTAATACTGCATTACCTTGTTCTTGTGAGTTAGCTTGTATTGCTAAAAGCTCAGCATTTATTTGTTCCATAGGTATATCACCTCCACAATTTTCTATTAGTTCATCAACACGTTTTAAGTATCTTAATATTATTATTAAGGATATAACTAAAAATATAAGGGATATAAGTAATGCCTTTTTTAAATCTTCGGATATATCAACTAAATCTTTAAGTAACTCTTTAACATCTTCTAATTTTGCTATTAAAGAATAAGGTACACCTACACCAGGAGGTGTGGCAACTGGGAAGCCTATTGCGGAAATACTACTTTTTACACCCTTTAACTGGATTGATAAGTAAAGAAATAAAGCTGCTATTGCTGTGTTTGCTGCTATTACTATCCACATTTGGTTTATTTGTTTAACTATAGAATTTCTTCGTTTTATAAGTTCTCTTAAAAGCTCATTATTAGGGCATACCGCCGTTTCTTGTTCTTCTTTTTCTAATTTGGTAATACCAAACACAACCATTAAAGATATAGCTAATGGAAATAATTTGTTTTGGGCTACCCCAGCAAATGCTAATATTTGAGCTTTTATGGTAATTATAGCTATTTGGACTGCTCCTAAGCCTATAAGGGCAGCAGTTTCAGCTAGCTTATTCATTTCATCTTTTACTTGATCTGCCCGCCTTTCAGCTTCTTTATCTATATCAATTAATTTTTTTATAGGTAGAATTTGTGGTACTTCTCCCTCAAGGGTTATTAAAGATTGTTTATCTGGAGCGTATTGGTCTTTTTTATAAAGAACTGTTGGTTCTAATATAGATAATTCAGGTAAAGCTTCAATTGATACTGTTCCAAACCTAATCTCATATTCCCCATTTTCATCAGTTTTTATTTCTTTATCACCATTTTTATCATATACATATTCTTTATATTCTTCCTCTTTTTTTATTTGTTTAGGTTTACCAGTTATTCTATTTATTTTACCACTGGGATCGTCAACTTTAATTTTTCTAGTTTTAGTTACTAATTTCATGGGAAATAAAACAAGTAAAGGTTTTACTTCAACTCCTTGAATAGGTTCACTTGTTTGTTCACTATATAATCTTCCTTTAGTAGAAAAAGTAGTAATAACCGGTTTGTATTTTTCAAGTTGTTCTTTAGTTGCTTTAAAATCATCAACATTGTCTTTTACACCTTCAGCTTTTGCTATTATTTCCTGACCTTTAGGGGTATTTAAAAATACTTTACCTAAATCTAATAATGTTTTTTCATCTATCATATTAGGTAGTTTTTACTTTTTTAGATTTATAATCACCTGCTTGTGCCCTGTTAGATATATTATCTAATACACCCCCAGATTGACTAAGAATATTGGCTAAAGATGAAGCAATAGGAAGAGAACCTTCTTTACCTAAAGCACTACATAAAGTTTTTAAATTATCTATTAATGCTGTAAAATCATTTATAAAGGTATCACCTAAAATTACGGATTCAGATGCATTTTGTTTACCTAGAGATACTACACCTTTATCAGATATAATATTTACATTTTTAGTTTGAGATTGTATACCCAAATCTTCAATTGATGTTAATACAATAGACTTTTGTGAAGAAAGTAATATACTATCCGTATGAGTATTAAATAATAATCTACCTGAATTTAATATTACCTGAGGGCCATTATAGGATTTAGGTGATTTAGGTACAGGAGAAATTATGTTAGAATAAGGTATAGTTGAACCTTCACCTTCACGTTTTAAAGCAACCGCTATATCAAATGGTATTTTTTGAGTAGAAGTTAAATATATAGACGTAGGGTCATTATTTATATCTTCTGTTATAGGTAAATAACCTTCTGATGAGCCACTTAAGGGTTGACCATTTTTAATAATAGTAATGGGGTCGCCATTTTCAGTATTATTACCCGTAGACCAATTATTTGTAATAATGCCTCCAGCTTTAGAGGTATTACCTAATCTAATACTATTACCGAATCTACCTTCAAATATATTATCGCCCGCAAAGGGTAAAATGGGGTGGATATTTCCTTTTTCTTCAAAAGTACCACCACTATTACCATTTAAATCTATACTTTGTTTTTGTGTTGCAGGTCTATTTACATTTCCTGTTTCTATAGAGGTATAAGATTTATTTAAAGAGGGGGCAACATCACTATCATTATTTAAACCTATAGGTACAGCATTCATGTGTTGGCTATTCCATAATGAAGTAATACTTACATAAAAATTCTTTAATTGTGATCCTATATCAGGATTTACATTTGATGGTCCTTTTACAATAAGTACATATTCATTAACTAAGGGGTAATTTTTTAAATTAGGGAATAAGGGGGTAGCTAATTGGAGAGTAATATCGTCTAAACTTGTAGAACCTGGGGTTTTAACTTCAGAAAAGTTAATTGTTCCTATTCCTGACCATTTACCAGTTTTTGTAAATAAATCAGAATTAGAATTAAGATTAACATCTGTAACCCTAGCAATTATAAATTTTCCTATTTGTGAAACCTCATCAGTAGCACCACTTATACTTGAATTAGTATTAGGTGATGATTGAAATAACCTAGAAATCCCAGTTTTATTTACTGCCATCTTTTTTTTCTTCGTAATTATTATTAAGGATTTCTAACTCTTTCATTAATTGATCTTTTTCTGCATCTGTAATGCCAGTAGGATCATCACTAACTGAATTGTTTAAAACACGTTGTATAATTGTGGACATTTTTATTAACTGTTCGTCATTTCGAACACCAATTTCCATATATTCTTTTATAAGAGGAACAATCAAAGTAGCATCACCAATATCGTTAATTAATGGTTTTAATTCTGATATTAATCCTCCTATTTGTTGTTGTTTTGTTTTTTGGTTATCGTATATCTCACTTAATATATCTGAGAATTTTTTGTTACCAAATACTACACTATCTAATGCGCCCATGATGTTATTTTATTATAAATATGGATATAAGAAGGAATTAGAATCTAGCGTAACCGTTCTCTAAATAAAATATATATTGCTCTTTAAAAATGCCATGAAGTTTGTCAGCAATTTTAGTTATTTTAGGAGTTTTAACGTTTATAATTTCACGAATGTAAATATAAAGTGCTTTTTTATTAAAAACCTCTATAGTTTCTCGTTTACGAAATAATTCTAAAATGGCATCTGCAATTTGGGCATCGTTCTTTTTAGGAAATAAGGTGTAAATGTTTGTTGTAACATGATCCACAAATATATCAATGTATTTATCTAAATCCGTTTTTACAATTTCATCCCCCATTCTATATATATGGGTTGAATGTTCTCCAGTTAATACATCAACAGGTACCTTTTTAATTTTTTTAGTATAATTCTTAGTGTTATATAATATTAACCAACGTTTTACTATCGTACCAAAATACGAGTAAGCCTTAGCTCCTCGTGTTGGGTCAAATAAATGAATTTTAGATAATAAAAAAACAATTATCTCATGTTGAAGGTGTTCTAAATTTTCTACCTCTGTATGGTAAAATTTAAAGGTATGGATAATATTTTGAGTAAGTTTAAAGAACGCATAGTGTATTTCTTTATCATAAATTTTACTCCTCATTTCTGAGCAGGGTGTATTGTTATATAATACGATAGCGTCTTCTGTGTCCTGAGTAAAGTAGTTCTTACTCTTAGGTCTGCGTTTTTTCTTTAATGGAAGCATAAATTGTTATTGGATTTTGAATCTCGATAGTGAGGTTTGTAATACCTTTATTTGATCAAAAATCCAACCTATTTCATCATCACCTTTAAATACACCTTTAGAATCTATGTCTTGTAGACGCTTATCCGATATATCTAATTGTTTTGAAAATTCTGCTATATAACTATTTTGGTTGATTATTATTTCTAGCATCTTTTCGTTTTTCTTTAATAGGTTTATGGTCGTGTATCCTAAGATAACGACCAAAATTCCTAATATAATAAGTGCTATATTTAATATCATAAGCTGTCTAACATGTTTTTTAATCCTACACTAGACACTGTATTAAGTGCCTTTTGTTTTGAATTGCTCTTTTGATTTGACGCCAATGTATAATTTTTCTTTGACGTAGCCACGCTATTCTTAGAGAACTTTGGTAACCATTCAATCTCGAATTCAATACGCGCTGCCATCATGTCTGCTTGATGTAAGATGAATAGAAGAGATGTGCGGGGTTTGGTTTCTGGCATAAATGATTTTAAATATTTTTCATTTGCTGCGTCATATAAACCATCATGTGTCTGAATAGCAATCATTTCGTTGAAGGTATATTTAACACCATGTTGCTGGAGTAGAAATAAACCACGATCTGGAACAGATGCAAAGGGTAATGAAGTATTAAACGCATAGGTTTCACCCATTTTATCACGTCTCCAATTATCTGTCTGAGGAATATACGCATCTTCAGTATCAGAACCCATTTTACCTAGGTCATGGTTAATCGCCGAAAATACCAATTCTTCTTGGGTAAATGTCGTCATATCACAACCAAACGATGCCCAAACGTCGGACATTGCCAATGCTCCTTTAACCACGCGATTAACATGGTCTACATAACCCCCGGGAAATGCTGAATGGTATTTTTTATTATTAGCTGCGGGCATTAATATAATACGGTCTTCAAATTTACTATAGAAATCAAGTAAAATTTGTTTACGATCCCCAGTAATATGAGTTTCAATGTTAGTGTTGAATTCGATCCAATTTGATTGGATTTGTTCTGCTGTTAATTTCATAACCTATTTTTTTTTAATTTAACTAATGGTATTATCCTGCTCTATCATTGATTGTAAGTCCTCTATAATAGTTTCACTATTTTCAATTCTTTTACGAAAACTAGCAGCGGTTTCTCTTGTATCCCCTACCATACGTTTAAGTTCTAATAAACCTGAAGATAATTGTAATAACTTTTTCTCAAATAAATTTTTATTTCTCATAATTGTTAATTTTAATAACGGGGTTATTATTTTATCCCCTGTTTTTCTTATTATTTTGTTGTCTTATTTTCCCTATTCTTTTTATCCCCTCTTATTTCCTAAACCTGTATTACAAATCTACGTAAAGTTTTTCTGGTATCCTAGTTATTTTGTATATTTCTTTTAAGTTTTTTTAGAGTTAGCAATTTAGCGCACCTTTCGTATTGTTCTGTGTCTTCAAAATATTGGAGTGCCTTCCCTAAAATGGATAATAATGGTTCTTTTTTAAAATCTAAGATAGCATCAATATGATTTTTATCATTTAAATCTATTTGATCGATATAAAACCATGCTCTATTATATACAGTAAACATAGATGCACTTTTAGTATGTTCTATATCATAATCCGGATTTTCTTTGGATAAAAACTGATTTAATTTTTTGTGAAAGATTTCATGATTTTGTATTAACTTAACAAACATCCCAATCTTGGATAATGGGTCTTTCATTAAATTATCTATGGATAAACTACTATTATTACCCATCTCCTCAGAAAATAAATCAAATACTTTATCTTTATCTATCATGTTCATAAATATACACTACTCCTTTAAGTTTTCCAATTCTTGCTCAATATCTAATTTTATTTTTTCTAATACTTTATACTCGGACACAACATCCTTTTTATCTGGGTTTTCTGGATGATATCTCCAAAGATCTTCCATTACAGTAGTTGTGGCTACTAGGTCATTAATTAATTCTGTTTTTAAGTAATTGATTTCTGATTGCTCCATGATTTTATTTTTAATCGTTATTGAATTCTTTTATAAATGTGTAAACTGATATTGTTAATACTATAGGAAAAAATAAAAAATTTATTATTTTCATCTCCCAAGTTAATTTTTCACCAATTACATCGAATATATATTCCGTAAGTGCTAACCATAATACTGCCATTATTAAATACACCATCATATTTTAATTTAATTTATAATATTTAACTTCTGTTTCTGTTTCTTTAGGCTCCCAGGGAAGATCATCACCCATTAACTTATTTAACTCTTTAATTCTCTTACTCTCTACAAGAAAATCTATGGTATTTTGCATTACTATCATGATATATAATCTTTACCTATTAATTTTATAGAGGATATTGCCATATCTAAATCTATTTGAAAAAATTCCCTCTGTGAGTTAACGCGATACTCATTTAATGCGTGATGTACTGCTCCCTCTAAATGTTCGCCGTTAAAACAACGGAAAGCCCATGCAACTTCGTATGGAAGCGCCACACCAGTAGCATTAGATATTTGTTTAGCTCTCTCATCTGGAGTTAATTTAGTATACCCTATCTTATAAATCCCAGGTTGTACTGGGTTTGATAAAATATATACCCATTGATCACCTTCACCCTTACCTGAGAACATATTTCTTTTTCTAGATGTAAAATATGTAACATCTTCCCAACCCTCTCCTCTATCTGATGGAGTAATTGTAAAAGTAGAAGCAGAGGATATACTTGTATCATTGTAATTCTCTTTTAGGGGAATAAATTGCTTTGATTCTTGTTCTGTTATACGTTTCATATTTTTTTTTATTTTATTACCTAATAAACCAATAAATTTCTTTTTTATTATCTCCAACGTGAAAATAATCAACCCTAGTTTTAGATAATTCTTTAGTTAAATACTTTTTAGAAAATTTAACTAATGATGAATTAGCAGTTTTAGGAATAGAACTATAAGTGTAATTTTTTATGTATTTATCTTTTTTAAATTGCTCACCAAAAATATCATTACCTTTATATCTAACACCACTAGGAACAGAAAAATTATAACCAGCTATTAAATTATTATTCACATCATATCTATATTCTTGATAGGGATTTGAATCTTTTAAATTATTATGAGCATAGATAGAATCAAATTGAATTTCATCTTCTTTAAAATATTCCCTTTTAAAATTAAATTTCAAAATGGATCGATTAACAGAATCAGTATTAATATAAAAATAAAAAGCTATTACTTTATTATTTAAGGTTCTAACACACCCATCAGTTAAATCATTATATTTTATCTCCCAAAATTCCTTAAACTTATCTGGGAGTTTATTGTGAAGAGAATTTACTAATTCTTTATTAAAATACACTTTATTTAATATTTTCATTATTTTTAAAATTAAATTTATTATTCTACGATTATTTTAAACGATTTTTCTACAATTTCTCTAGGACCTACATCATTATTAAATGTAGTTTTAATAAATATTTGTAAAGTATCACCAACCATCTCATTATCTATAAATATTTGCTGTCTAGGGTTGTAATTATATTTACTATATGTACCTAGCATAGTTTCGGCATAAGGACATTCCCAACAAAAGTTCTTTTGTATTTGATAACCAGCAATATTTAAAGGAGGCATAATTTTTACGATATCTGATAAAGTATATTCAATGTCTCCAATAGGGATTGGATTATTAAAACCACCACCTGTAAACCAACTTAATACTGAATAAGTAGGAACAGTAAATCGTAAATTATCTAATGCTATCCAATAATCAGAATCATATTGTGTTTCAATTAATGGAACACCATTAACTACTGCATTAACTTCATCAAGTTTACCTCTAATAGTAAAATATTTAGGACCATAATAAAAAATATGCCAATATCCATTAATATCTTGGTAAGCATCGGGTTGAACTAACTCATCAATAAAAAATTCTGCATTACAATCACCATCTACACAAACATTTTCTATAATCTCCTCTGGACTACATGCCCAGAAGAGAATTATTAAAAATATATAAATTATCTTTCTCATTATGCTACGAATTCTAATGCTTTACTAAACATTTTTTTATTTACGTCCTGATCTTGCTTGAAATTTTTAATAACTCGAGCTTGACGCTTTTTTCCTGTTTTTGTAATATATTCGAAATTACCTTCAATAATATTTTCTTGAACTCTGTTAAATACTTCCCAAAGCATATTTCCTTCATCTGCTTTACGTTGAGCTTCTAAAACTTCCTCAATTGCTTGATCATCAAAAGTATTTTCTGTATCTTCTACTCTAAT